AAAGAATAACTCCATTTTCTCCATATGTACAGGATTATCTGACCATACTGACCAGCCTAACATAACGATGGGCACTGAGAGCAAAAGCAAAATAAATTCGTCTTTCCAGTCAGAATTTCTTGATTCTAAAAGTTTGCCTGAATATTCTAATTCACCGCTAGCCATACGCTGTGCAGTTTTAGCTGCAGCGTCTGCCATCATCATTTTAGTTTCCTGCTTTTTCTTGTAAATATGTGAACCTGCGGAAACGGCTAATTTAATTGCCGAAAACCACATGAACTAATACCAAGTTGCTTTAACAGGTTTTTTATCAGCTCTCATACGCTTCGTACCTCTAACAGTAATCGTTTGAGATTCGTTAGGGTTTGTAGCTTCGATAGTAACGCCGCCTGTTTGATATCCATCTTTGCCAACACCTAATTCTTTTGTAATTTTAGGTTCTTTAACAAATCCAGATCCTTTTTGCCAATCTTTATCCATAATTTTCTCCTTGTTAATTATTATATCTACTTTTTTTTAAAATTTCTACCAAAATCGAATCTTTTGCTATCGATCCCCATTTGTGTCTTAGTTAAACTAGTATCTGCTCTCAATTCAGCTAGTTCTTCGTTTTGTTCAAGCCTATCTTGTTGATGTTCTTGGTTCATAAGAGCTCTTGACTTGTCTAAGTTCAATCTTTGCTCATCATTCATAGTTTTTTGCTCTAAATCAGCTGCTTTTAAGTCAACTTCTCTAGCTTTTAGTTTAATTAATGGATCACCACTAAATTCACCTAGAATTTTTTGTTCTTCGTCCATATAATCTTTAGTCATTTCTGCAATCAACACTGCTTTTCTAGAATTAATGGTATTTGTTAGTTGAGTTACTTGTTGAACTAGTTGTGGATTTTGTGGATTAGCTTGTAGTGCTTGTTGCATTTGTTGAGCTTGTTGTAATTCTTGTTGGAACTCTAATTGAATTTGTTCTTGTGCCATTAAACTAATTCTCTCTAATATATTTTTCTGTAATGCACCCATAACAGCAGGAGAATTTTGAACCATGTTAGATTTCATAAAATTTAAGTGTGAATCAATGTGAGCTTTATGATCTTGACCTGGAAATGCTTGAAAAGGTTTACCGCCCATAGCTGCAATTTCTTCCATACTTGGATCAATAGGAGTTGGTTGTACTGGTGGTGGTAAAATAGCATTTATATTTTTAACACCGATTGCTTCATACATAGATCTGTATGCTTGATATAAATCATGAACTTGTGGATTAGATTGAGCTAATTGTAATTGAGTTTGAGCCATTGATATTCTTTGAGTTTGAGAAAATATGTTTGGATCTGCTACTGGTAAAATATCTATCTTATCATCAAAGTCTGTTACTTTTACATTTCTTGCTGCACCTGGAACATCGTATGGATATTCAGCTGGTAAATAAGTTTTAAAAACATTCGCTAATAATTTAAATTCTTCTTTAAGTCCTACGTATAATCTTTTGTGTATAGCTGACATTACCCGCGATCCACGTTCCAATAACGCCACAGTAGTACCCACGGCTGCTTGTTGGTTCATATCGCCTACTTGATTATCAGCGATGGACGCGAAGCGTTGACCTGCTTGAACGACTATACCCATTAATTGTAATAAAGTCTGATCAGGTCCTTTGAATGGTAATTGCATAAACTGATCTCTTATATTTCCTCCCGGAGCGTCGACATCTCTAAACTCACCAGGTTGTAATGGTTGTGCATCATCTCTAATTCTTATTCCTCTAGTTTTAAAACCAGATGGTAAGTTAGCTAATGTACCTGCATCTAATAATTGTCTTAATGCAGATGTTGCAGTTCTAGATAAACCACCAATCATATGAATTAAACCAAAACCATAAAAACCAGTTCCTGGTAAAAATTTAAATTGCACAAAGTAGTTTTTCTTTTTCTTTAATGGATCTTCTGCTTCATAGTTTCTTCTAATTGATAAAACTTTTTGAGAAGCTTCTTCAACAGTAATAATATAAGGTAATTTAATTCCAGTAGGTTCTTCATTTTCATCTACATCTGGATAATCTTCTAAATCTAAATTAGTGTGTACTTCCAAGATTGTGTACATGCTTTCTCTTTGTTGATCGTTTGCTGTAACACCTTCTAATTCTAATTGTTTAGATTTAATTTGGCTTTCGTCAATTGGTGGTTCTCCTAATTCTATATCTTTATAAAAACCTCCAACTTGTTGTTTTCTTAAATCATTTTTTGACATTCTGATTACATGTACAATTGCATCAGCGTCATCTAAACTATTTGCAGTGTAAGGTACGATTAAATCTTCAGCTTGAATAAATTTAGAAACGGCTCTACCTAAAAGTTCGTCATAATAAACTTTCTTAAAAGTAGAACCGGTCAGGGGTAAATAGAAAAGCATTTGGTCAAATTCAGGTTCGTATTCTTTCATTTGATCCATAAGCTGATAGTTCATGAAATCTTTTACTCTATGTGCTTGGTCTTGTTTCTCTGGAGAAATAGCTCCCATAATTTGTGCACGTACAGGACCATCTGCTGGTAATAATTCTTTGTAAGCTTGCGCTTGAAATTGTGTAACCGCTTCAGCAAGTACAGGGTGAGTAACACTTGATGCACCTCTGAATGGTTGTGTTCTTCTTGTATATTTAAAACCTAATAAATTTAAACCTTCTCTATAAGCGTCTGCCCAATCAGCTCTTGATTCTTTATACTCTGTGTAATTGTCATAAAGAGAACTTCCAATTTCATCTAAATCATTATCAGCCATTACTTCTGCTAAGTTAGAAAAATGTCCTTGGGATTCTGCAGGTTCAGCTGTAGGATCAAATGAAACTTCCGCTCCACCTTCTTCGTTCATTACAACTTCTGTTTCATCTGTTGTAATAACTTCTTCAGTTCCAGGAACTCCTACTTCAGTTTCCTTTAACTCTATATCCATATCTTCAGTAGTTACATTAGGTAATGAATCGTCTATTTCTGCCATATCTCTTTCCTGTTAGTTATTTTACACCTCGTCATCAACTATACCTGTTGAATTTGGTAATGTAAACCTTGTTTTTTGTTTGTTAGCTATTTTAGCCCTTCGTTGAGCTTCTTCAAATTTTCTTTTAGTAGCAACTCTGTCTTTTACTCCTGGAATATTAACTGCTTCAACACCTTCTAATCTAGGTGTGTAAAAATCTGTATCTAATAAAGATTCGTCTTGTTCGATATTTTCTCTATTAACTGCTTGTCTTTCAACAGGAGACATATTCATCATATCTTGATACTCTGCCATTTTTCCTTCTAACAAAAAAGGCATTGCCGCAATTTCTGCAAAAGATTTACCTTCTTTACGTGCCTCATTCATAAAGTATGCTTCTATTGGTAATGCTGCTACTCCCAAAGCTTTAATACCTGATTGAGCTCCTATTGCTGCAATTGACCTAATTCCTCTCCTTGTTAAAGGACCGGCCTTTGGTATTTTAAGTTCAGCTAGTTGAGCTGGAAATGAACTAAGTTTATTTAAATTATTTTTTTTAAATTTTGCAAGTTGATCTTTAGTCATATTATTAAATTTTATATCTTCACCTCCTATTCCTGCAAAAGATTTTTTTGCATTAAAACCTTTAGGTTCTAAGTTTGTACCTGATTCATTTATTCTAAAATATCCGGTATAATTTTTAGCTACTTTTCCTTTTTTAGAAACAATATTTTCTCTAGCCTGTTTAGCTTGTGCATTTAATTTTATTCTTTCTTTGTTAAAATCATCTGGAGACATGTTTGTTTTATTCTTAACTAATTCTACTTGTTTTACAGCTATGGGTCGAGCTTCTTTATCATACCCTGACAGAGATCTATTTATTCTAGCATCACCTTTCCCTGTTGTTCCTGTTGTAGTTTCAACAACCTTAGGATAAGGATGAATGACATTCTTACTTGAATCACCTTTATAATTAAGTCCATCTGGTTGTAAACCTTTTAAATTTTTAGAATAATTAAATTTATTTATGTCTTTAATTTTTTGTTTACCTGTTTTTTTAAAAATTAATTTATCTTTATTATTATCAAATTCTTTTCTAGTAATATATTGTTTTCCCGTATTATACTTTTTAGCATTTACACTTTCTCCGGTTAAATCTTTTGCGTTCATATCTAAAAATTTATCACCTACTTTTATTTGAGGTGCGTTATCAATAATTTCTTGTAATTCTTTAACGTTTCTTCTTGGAGAATATTGATTTTTAGCTTTACCGTTTTTGTTTATATCAGTCAGTATATCTGTAAATGATATGTCTGCCATTATCTCTTTTGTCTGAACATTGTAGCAAGACCGCCATTCTTAAGATCATAACTTGCTGAATCTGTTGCAAAGTCTCCACTAAAATTAGCTCCTGTGGCTCCCTCATCTCCACGTCCAGAATAAGAACCTCCGGATTCACCATAGTTTCCATAATCTCTAGTTTGTTGCGCTTTTGCTGCAGCTGCTGCAACCGCTGCTTTTGCTGCAGCTTCTCTTGCTTTTGTTTGTTTTATTTCTTGTAATAAAAGGTCGTTGTATCTTTTAGAATTTGTTGAACCCCTTGCTCTGAACGCCGCTAAAGACTTAGTTCTATTTCTAGCATTTCTTGCAGCATCTGTGTAATAACCACCTCTAGCATTCTGTTTATTTAAATCTGCAGCACTAATTATATTTCCATTTTCGTCAACTGTTACATCTCCACCTTTATATTCAAACATATCTCCTAACTTTCCAAAACCTGAAGTTAGTAAACCTA